CCATCTTCTACTACAGCTTTACTTGCAGGTAATGTACAAAATACATCTTTAGTTCCTGCAGAGAAATTTACTGCGGAGTCAGAGTTAGAACTACTTATTATTGTAGTTCTTGATAATGTGTCTGGAGTTGCATCGGTAACTGTTCCCAATCCAACTTCAAACTCATCTGCAGTCTGATGAACGATAGCATAATAACAAGTATTGGAATTACCTATACCTGCTACAAAGGATTCAAAACCTGTCTCAGCACCTGCTAAATCTAATGTGCTTGTGCCTGTTGTGGTTGTTGTTTCCTTAACTCTATCGTTAAGAACAAATGCCATTAAGCTATTCTAATAATTGCGTTTGAAGCGTCTGCTGTTGGAAATTGAATTGTGAAGTCTCCATTAGTAGAAGTCTTATCTCCACCAAAAGCTAATACTGCAACTGCAGGGTCGCCTGATGCACTATCATTAAATATCAATGCACCATTAGCAGTAATAGTTGAACTACTAAAAGTTAAATCTGCAAAGTCAGTAAATGCAGTAGTACCAGATGTAGTTGGGTCTACTCTAGTTAAAGCTCCACCTTTAGCAGTATAGCCTGAACCAGATACTTCATTACTTGTAGTGTATGCAGTAGTAGCTGCATCTAAAGAAGCACTACTTGTATATAGAGCTAAGTTAAATGTACTACCACCTGAGTTTTTAAAATTATGCACACCTTCTAAAAGTTCTTTTTTAAATGATGTACACATCGCTTGAGATATTGCCATTACAGCCTCCTTATAATATCAGCCATATCTTTATGACCTTGTTTTTCTAAAAGACCTGCTACTGTGCTTCTGTCAGAAGCTATAGCTTGTCTCATGTATATTAAAATAACTTGAGCAATACTATTTCTAAAAGCATCAGCTTGTGCTTTTACCATTGGGTCTGCACTATCGCTAATAGAAATTAATCTTTCAAGTATTCTTTCAGTCCAGTATTCAGGACTCAATCCTTTGTTTTCTGTAGCTACAACATTCACGCTGCCTACTTCTGGTTTTGAATCTACGCTTATCATTATGTTCTTTCCCTCGTAAATGTACCATTGCTATATGTATCAATAGTATTGTCTGCTTCACCAAGATTTTGTAATCTTGATATAGCTTGAAAATATCTTTTTTCGTATTCAGCTTGCATCTCTCGATTACCCTTCATATAGATATAAGCTTCTATTAGACAGCCATATAACAAAGCATTTGAAGCATTTGTTGATAACCATGTAGTGCCACTACCTCCGCCTGCTGTTATTGAGGTAGGGCGGTAAAAGTAGTGTAATTCAACTGAATAATTCTGGTCAGGAACAGGACCAACAATAAAGGAATTATCATCGTATAGTGCATAATTTTTTGGAATACCTTGTGTTGTTGTATTTGGATATGCCTCTCTAATAAAGTTTACATCTCTAAAATACAAGAAGTCCATACTATTATTAGAGATTACAGCTAAAGAAAAGTTATCTAAAAAGTCAGATGGTGTAGATAAAAACTGATTACCTGAAGTAAAAACACCTGAAACATTTTTTCTAAACACAGGTAGTTTTACAGACTTGAGTATTCTCTCTTCTGCTTGTTTAATTATTTGAGGCAAATCTCCTACAAAAGTAGTTTCAGAGTTTTCTAAATAACTTTGTATTAAATTTTGTAATTCAGTATATGTCATATTTTTATGGTGTATTAGCCTGACCACCCATGCCTGAATGATTAGAACAATAGTAATAAAGTGTTGGTGCTCCTATAGCAACTGTAATTCTTGTATAAGCTCCTGAGTTTCCGGGAGTTCCATTGGTAGTAACTCCTGTTGTATATTCTGTTCCTCCTGCATGAGTACCATTAGAAGTAGTTGAAAATCTTAAAGGGTGATTAGAATTACTAGCATTGGATTGGTCAAATGTATATGTTTGTCCTTCTGTTAAATTTAATGTTGGATAAACAACTCCATCTATATAGAATCTATTTCCACCGCCATAAGATGCTACTGTGACTGCAAAAGTATTTCCTGCTACTACATTGACAGTACCCGCTATACCAGCAGACACTACGCCTGATACTGAAGTTATAGAAGAATTAGTCACAATATTAGGAGTGCCTAATAAAGCATTTGCTACATTGGTAGATATTGAAACTGTAGAACTAACAGTACCTGCTCCAGCACCGCCACCTTCTGAAACAGTATTAGTTATTTTTACTTTACCGAGTTGTGCTTTTAAAACTATTCCTGTGCTATTTACAGGATTGAATCCATAATAAGATGCAAAATCTTTTCTCTTTGTGTCAGGTCTTGGATTAAACAATCCTATTGAATCTGAAGTATCTACCTCTCCTAATCTAAATTGAGGATGGTCAGGGTCTAGACAAGATATGCAAACTCTACTACCAGTTCTTTTTTGGTCTTGAACTTCATACTTTAATTCAGAAAGCTTATAAGAAAATCCACATCTATCGCAGATACCTAAAGCTTTTTTGCCTGCTGCATATGCCATAATTAATAGCTATTCATATTTGGAACAAACTTTACTGAAGCTCTTTCTCTATCAGCTTCAGAAACTTCTTTCCATAATTCATCATATCTTGCTTTAATCATAGGAACTCTAGCTTGAGATTGCTCATTCTTACAAGCAATATTAAATGCCAAAGCATAAGTTAAGCATGGTAAATATCTTGCTGGCACATCTGTTGTAAAGCTAGCATTAGTTCCTGCATCTTCAATTTTCTTTATGTAGTCATATATTAAAGTATATGTTTGTGCAGAGTCAGGTGTTGCCCATACTCCAATCTTTAAAGTTAAACCTTTATCTACATAGTATTGTGTAGGTTTTGACTGCAAAAGTTTTTTAGCTTGATGGTTATACTCAGTTCTGCTTATTCTTGTAAGCCTTTGGTCAAACTGCTCATCTTGGTCTCCAGCATCAGTTCTTAAAACAACATCAACTATTTCTAATGCTGCAGCATCTGCATCATATAAATTAGCACCAGCAGTAAGAGTCATACTGCCTTGCTCTACTTTCCAAAGATTCAATCCTTTGTTTTGCCATTCAAGAAATATTAAATCCAAAGCTCTCTTTGCTGTATTGTAATCTCCACCCGACCTTAAATCTAAACCACAGAGGTCAAATGCTTCCTCCATAATTTCAGTTATGTCTAAGTTAAATGTGTTAGTTCCGCTAGTCGCCATATCTAATTCTTATTACTGTTATGTCTCCTCGCTTTTCGTGGGTTATGATTTTTTGTTTTTTTTTACCAGACTTTTCAATCTGCTGTTGCATATTAGTTCTAGCTATTGTCATCTATACCTCGCTGTTTTCTTTGCAATGTTCTTTGGTTGTTTAACAAACTGTTTGCCTTTTTTAGTTCCTTTTCTTTTGGCTCTAGTTGTAGCTGCATATTCTGCAGAAGATAAAGCTTTGATAGCTTTTTCAGGTAAATAGCGTTCACCAGTTTTAGCTGATGGCTTTCCTGATTTAGTTCTCCACTTTTGTTTAGTCCAGTTTTTTAAAGACCTTTGTGATTTTTTTAAGGGCATATTTGTTTATCTCCATGCAGGACCTTCTATCCAAGTCACAAGACTTTTTCTTATACCCTTGGTCACAGGTTGCACACTATGATTTAAAAAAGAAGGAAATACTAAAACAGTTCCTTTTTTTCTTAGTTCTTCTTTGTCAGGAAAATTTTGTATTTCATCTCTTAATACAAAATCACCACCTTCATATTCATTTGAGTCTGAAAGTTGTATAGTCATACTTAGTTTCCTATCTGATACTTCTCCAATTCCAAGATAAGAATCCATATGTGTATGATAAAAACCTTTAGTATTTCCATGATACTCAGTATATTGAATGTTAAATATTTTTGTTAAATCTACACCAAATAACATTCTATTAGCATCGTGAAATAAAGTATTACAAAGATTAGTTAATTTTTTTGTTTCGTCAGTATCTGGTTCAATCCAACGAATTTTACAGTTTCTAATAGTATTGTCTTTTATGCCTTCAGTATTAATATCATTAGGTCCTACTTTGCCTTCTTCTTCTGGAAAAAGTTTTGCCATTTCACATATATCGTTAGTTACTACATCAGGTAATCTTTCTGGTAAAACAGCAAATAAAGATTTCATTTAGTTCATGCTTTGTGTTTTTCTTGTATATCAAACTTAGCTTCTAAAGTTGCACCTTTATGTGCTTTAAATTTACCTTCATGTTTCATGAGATTATATCCTCCACCTTCTTTCTTCATCCAATGAAAACCATCAGGAGCTTTTACTCCCTTAGAAGATGTAGTCTTTCCGCCAGACTTCATAAATCCCATATTGTTTCTTGCTTCTGTAGGAAGCTTTGCTAGTCCTTTGTTTCCTTCAGGAACTGGTTTAAGTTGTTTCTTCATTTATAGCCACCACCTTTTTCTTTATAGCGTTTTGCTAACATCTGAGCTTTACGAGCAGACCATTGTCCGGGTTTACCGCCCTTACTTCCTGCTTTAATTCTATTAAATAAATTTTTACGCATAGTAGGTTTAGTATAGTTACCAGCTTGATTAACCTTTGATTTAGATTTTTTAGCTCTACTCACCACTTCACCTTATCTGCCCAATAAGCTGCTGACATCTTACCTCTTTTTATATTCTTTGCATGACGAGCTTTGAAGGATTTTCGTTTTGCTTTCATTCTTGCAGACTCTCCAGCTTTTGGTTTGCCTGCAGTCTTAGCACCTTTTTGTCCAAACCTAATGGTTTTTACTTTGCTACCTTCTTTAGCAACAACGATATGAGACTTCTTAGGATGATTAGGAGTACGCTTTGGTTTGTTATAACCTGATACTCCTGCTCTTTTTAAACGAGAGTCCTTCTTAGCTCCTGACATTATTTGCCTGTTTTACCACCACGAAACATTGCAGACATAGGTGCTTTCTTTTTCATAACACCTCCGCCCATGTATGTTTGATGTTTGTTTTTTTTAAGACTCGGAGTGCTACCGCCATGTCCATAGCTGCCCTTCTTGTCTTTCTTCATCATAGTACCCGGCATAATTACCTCACTTCTTTTTTGTAGCAGCTTTCTTTTTAGCTGCGGGTTTTTTCTTAGTTGCTTTTTTCTTTGGTGTTTTGCCACCAACATAAGCTTCGTTTACATCAGGTGTTGAAGGGTCATCAGCCACATAGTGACCTTTTGTTGTTCTAGCTCTGACACCATTTAGTTCATCTGCTTTTCTTTGAGCATCTTCTAAATCAGGGTCAGGTCCGAATACAACTTCGTAGATACCTTCTTCATTTGCTTGTAAAACAAAGTATTGTTGTGGAAAACCACTTGTAGAAATAATTGCTTTCTTAGTTGCCATAATAACTCCTTAAGAATATATTTTTGTCATTTCAAGAGTTATAGAGTAGGTATCCCCACTACTAGCACCCTTGGTTGTAAAAAGAATGTCGCCATTCTTTCCACTACCTGCATTATTCGGTATTCCGCCAAAGTCTTTAAAATCCATATGTCCATTACTACTTTCAGCTAGTTCTGCTATTAATACATTAGAAGTAGCATTAAAAAATAATTGAACAGACATACCAACAATGGCATGACTTACTCTGAGTATTCTAACTTCAGAACAAGAGCGACCTGCATTGTCTGTTCCTAAAGTAGAAACATCTACTTTAGCAACTGCAGATTCACCTGTGCCATCGCTGACATTGGTAAACTTCATAACACAGTTTCTTACGCCATCTACTATAGTCTGGCTGGTTACTGCATCTGCCATAATTTACCTTTAACTTAAGTTGTTGTTTTGGATATATAAGACTGTTGCTGTAGCTGCACCGGTGGTTGAATCACCATTTGCTCCAGTAAAGTCTGCTAAGACTTGGATGTCAGAAGAACCTACATCGGTAGCTTCAGTATCTAAAGTGCCTCTAGTAGTTGCAAGTGCTTTTACATTTTGTCCATCAATAAAAGCATTTCCATCTGCTGATGTGCCTATAGATACAGTAGCTGCACCACCATCATTATTAACAGTAGTTACATTTAATACGACATCTATGATTTGTGAATTAGCTGGAACAGTAGCTATTACTTGGTTTAAGTGACTTGCACCAAGAATATCTACAACTGCAGATTGTGCCATAACGACAGAACCTACATTAGATACATCAGTACCAACAGTAGTTCCAGTTGTGTCTTTGATTGAACCAGCTTTGACTGGTCCTGAGAATGTTGTTGTTCCCATTATTCCCTCCTTAAAGGAAAAACTCTATCATCTTGGGTTGTCTGCTAGGTCAGTTGATAGAGAAGTTAATTAATCCTAGATATAGAAAAAGGGGAGACCGAAGTCTCCCCTAAATTCTATTAACTCGCTCCCGGACTTGCGTAGATGCCTAGAGGGTCTGATACACCAAAGGAGTATCTTTCTCTAGCTTTATATCTAACATTTCCAGTTTCGAAGTCACCATCCATGCTGGTTGTCATTGGACTTCTAACGAAGTGCTTCATTCCATCAGGAATATCTGTAGTAATGAAGAAAGCGTTAGTGTCAGTCAGATAATGGTTTACAACAAAACCTTCAGGAATTACACCATTAGTTTTGATTGCGTTGATGTCATTATCTGCAGTACCAACTCTGTAGTCACTTTGAAGTAGTCTAGTTGCTACGAATTGAAGCTCAGAAGGTATGATTAACTTTCTTGCTCTAGCAGCAATCTTAAGACCTCTTTCATCTGTGTACTTACCAATTTGAATTATCGCATCTTCTAGAGAAGCTTCGTTCAAATCTGCACCAGTTGTTGGTCTGTTTGAGTTTGTACCACCATTAACAAGTGGGTGTGCTGTGTTGAATAAACTTACACCATCACCACTTTGGAAAGATGTAAAACCATTGTTAAGTGGTAATGCAGCTTTCACTTGTTTTGTGTACGCCATAGCACGAGCCAAAGCTTTGGTATATCTGGCAGATAGTTGCACATAGAGGTTATCCTCCATTGCTTCTTCTGTCACAGCAAATCCCATTGCTATAGTTTCGTGTGTATATCTAGCGACAAAAGACTCTTGTGCAGTATCATAAGTGATAGCCGAACCTTCGTCTTTTACTGGAGCAGCACCAAATCCTGACAGCTTTAACTCTTCTTCGAAACTTCTTTCAGAGTTTTCAGTTGTATAGATTTCCTCATGCTCATTGTCATGAGTTGCGTACTCTTCGCCAAAGAGGGCATTTAATCCCGGTAGGAGTTGCTTTAACTCATTTGCTCTTGAAATAGCAGCCATAATTTATTCTCCTTAACCGATACCAGTTGCGTTTAACAACTGATGTCCTACATTAAACATTACGAGTACATCAGTTTTTGCATCACCAATGGCACTATCAGGACCATCGACAAAGTCGATAATCTTTAAAGGTAGTGTATTGGTAGTGTTTGCTGTACTCCCATCGATTGCATTTTTACTCGTGCCGATAGCTGTTGAGCCTGCGGTTTGAATAACTGCGACATTCTTGCCCAAGTCATCTTGAGTAAGAGCTTCGTCAGATTGCATCTGCATTACTAAGAATGGGTCAGAAGCAACATATGCCATAATATCATCCGCAGCAGTTGATGCTGGGTAATATTGATTAAAAGTCGTTTGACCAGTTGAAGGGTCAGTATAGGAACAACCTAAAAATACTCCAATAGGAGTCATGGAAGTAGTTCCAGTATCCTTTTGGATTGTAGTGTTTGGGTTGTTATCTGCCCACTTAACAAAGTCACCATAAAAAATATCTGTGCCAAAAGCATTAGCAATTTTATAGTGAGTAATCTTTGCGTTGTAAGCAGCCGATACTAAAGAGCCTACTGGTCTAGCACCCATAGGTGTAGCTGTTGAAGCCATAGTATTTTACTCCTCTGCAATACTGCAGAAAAAAAATTATTAAATTAGACTCTAAGAGTCTTTACCAAAAGTCGTTTTTGATTTGCGTTCATATACTTCTTTAGTAGCCATCCTACTATCTTGGTCTTTAAAAAAGGTATTATCAACTGCTTCTATTTGTTGTTGTGCAATATTTTCAAAGTGCTTGTTCCTTTCGTCTACAACTTCCTTTGGTATCTTGCATAACAATAAACCAGCGATTTCAATATTACCTTTAGTTGCCCATTCAGATTGATGGTCCATCATATGTACCTGAAGCTCAGGGTGGTCCTCCAAACGACAAGGTTGCCATCCTTCACGAAACCTTCTTGATACATTAGGATTATCACTATTCCCTAAAAGAGAAGTTCTAATCCATCTGAAAACCCAGCCATCTTGTGGCTCAGGGTCAGGTAGGTTGCTTTCATTTTCCCAGTTCATTTTTCTCTGGGTAGCCTCTCGACTATCTAATCCCCTAGGGGAACGCTCTTGATTTGGAGATTCAATAATCTCTTCAGTTTTATTTTCGTCAGACATTATGTCGCCTCCTTTAATAATTGATTTGCATATTGCTCAGGACTGATTCCAAGTTGGCGAGCTAGCCTAACTTGTGTCTGAGTCAATCGTACTTGCGAGGATTTTTTATTACTGCTTTCTCTCGATGCAGTTGCGACAACTGTTGAAGGTTGTCTTTTTGTTGGCTCTTCTGGTGCTTCCACACTTTCAGTAGCAACTCCAAAAAAATTTGGAAACTGGTTTCTCATAGCTATATCTACTTCTTCATAGTATTTGTCAGCTTGAGCAATGGGGTCTATTCCTTTGGCTTTTATAGTTTGGTCTGCATACATCGCAAAGCTAGTCATCTCTTTATGAACTGGCTCGCTTCCCATAAACCAAGGGTTCTTAGCTGCCCACTTTTGTAATTCAGGGTCTACCTGTTGTGGCTGAGAAGTTTCTTCAGCTTCAGGTATTACTAATTCTTTTTCAATCTCTTGTTGAACATTGGTAGCCATGTTAGTAGCTGTCTGTTCTGCTAGCACAGCTTTAGATAAAAGCTCTTGAGCTTCTGCCATTTTATCTGCATCGCCAGCTTCGTAAGCAGTCTTGTACATTGCTTGTGCATTTTGTTTTGCCCACAAAGCATTGTTAGCTGCTTGTTTGTTTAAGACTTCTCCACCTTGGTCTACAAAAGCTTGTAGCTTTTGATTCTCATTCATCAAGGTTTGTAGTCTTGTTATAGCTTCTTGTGACTCTCTTTGTGCAGCTTCTTTAGCTCTACGCTCTTCATGAAAGTCATACTTGAGCTTATTAATTCTATCGCCTGCTCTTTTTGAATAATCAGTTATCTCTGCATCAAGTGTCTCATCTGTGACTTTTGTTTCTGCAGTTTCGTCTTTAGGCGGTCTCCTATCTTCTTCAGGTGTATCGTCTACAACCTCTACTTCTAAACCTTCTACCAAAGAATTATCTACTTCAGTAGTTTTGCCAAAGAATTTATCTTCTTCTGAAGTTATTGGCGTATCAGGTATATTAGGTTCTTCATGTATTATTTCTGTTTCGCTCATGCTCTTACCACTCCTGTTGGGTCATCAACGACTGCTTCCACAGTATCGTCATTTATTAAACGAAACTCTTGTCCATACATTACTATCCTAGTTCCAGAGTAGGCTCTAAAGATTACCCAGTCACCTTTCTTACACCAAGGTTCTGAAAATCTTTTTGTGTCCTTATATGCGTCTGGTCCTAGTTTCATAACATAACCACAGATATTAGATACTTCTTCATCTCTTATTGTGGTAGACGCTTTGATAATACCACCATCAGTTTTTTCATCTGCTTGTGGCATAGCAACTAAAATCTTCCAGCCTTTAGGTTCAGGTAATTGTTTCCTTTTATCTTCTTCTACAGGTGGTGTGATTTCTTTCTTAATTGCTTCTGTCATATTGCTTGCACGACTTTAGGAGTCGAGTTCCTATTCACGAGTATGTCTGTCTATCCAGTCAGCCAACTCCCTTTCTGCAAGGGCAATGCCCTCGATTATTCCAGAGAACCTTTTGTATTCAGCAAAGTCTTTTAAATTTCCTGCACTCAAATGGTCTCCATGTTCGCTTTTAATTTCACTAAGTCTATCTTTCAGAAACTCTGAAAGTGATTGCTCTTTGAAATCAATCGCCATTATCCTTAGCACTTTGAACCAAGTCTTTGGCTATGTCAAGTCCTAATTTGTAATCCTCTCGCTTTTTGCTATCTTCACGCTCTTCAATTTCTAGCAAATCTCTAGCAATATCCTGACCTATTTTAACGCCAGCAATTTGCTCTTGAGATGCTATCCTTTCTCTTTCTATCTCGTCTCTGTTTTCTGCTTTCTCTGCATCAAGTTGTATCTTCGCAGTATCGACAGCAATCTTTCTTTGTACATCAGCTTCTTTAACTGCAATCTCTCTATCTTTCATTTGCAGTAATGGGTCTTGTTGTTGTTCTTGTATTCTAGCTTGTTGCTGTTTAGCTTGAGATGTAATCGCAACTCTTTGTGCAGCTTCAGCTACTAAGTCAGATATTCTCTTCTCTACTTCAGGAGGTAAAGGTTCTCCTTCAGGTGGAAGCGGTATACCCATTTCTTCTTCTACTTGTTTTCTAAACATCATAGTTAGATGTTCATTTACATATGCACTTGCATTAGCAAGTATGGCAGCTTGATTTGGACTTTGCTCAAGTTGTTCCATTATGTCTGCATTTTGTTGTGCAGCCACAACTGTTTCAATATGAGCTTCATGGTCTTGAAAGCTAAATGCTTTCACAGGTTTACCATTAATTAAATTCTGTACTGCGGTCACAGGGTCTACAGGTTTGACATCATCTGTGTCAGGAATAATATCTTCTACATTCCTTATGCCAAGTGTTTCGAGCATTTGTCTATGTAGCTCAGGCATATTGTAAATCTGTGGTGCAGATGTAGCTAACTGCATTGCAGCTTGATACTGCATAATTCTTTGTGCCATTGTTGAAGCATTAGGGTCAGATACTGGTAGTACATCAACTCTATTATCAAAATCTTCTACCTTGATAAATTCTTCTTCATCCATTTCATATGGATATGCAGGCTGAGTAAAGTCTCTAACAATGCCTACAAGGATTTCAAATTCTTTTCTCATAGAAGCATGAAGTCTTGCTTGTACTGCTGACATAACTTTCATGTTTCTTTCTAGTAAAGCTAAAGTAGTTCCTACTGGTGCTTGGTTATTCATGTCAGATACTTTCATATCATTCATGCTAGCAAAACGCCTACCCTCTTCTACGATGTTTTGTAATAGTTGATACAAAGTTCCTGATGGTTCTTTGTATGGTAAGAAGGTTATGTTATCTCTAATAGCACCACCGGGAACATCAACATCTCTAAACTCTCCGGGCATGATAGGAGTATCATCGCCTTTTATTCTAAGACCTCTAGCCTTTAGACCACCCGGCAAGTTAGATAATGTTCCAGCATCTACAAGCTGTCTCAAGATTGATGTTGCTGATTTAGCTAAACCACCAACCATATGTATCAGACCAAAGCCATAGAAACCAAGACCCGGCAGGTATTGATAGTGAACAAAGTGCATACGCCTGAGTTTCTTTGGGTCATCCTGAAAATAATTTCTTCTGATACTTAATACTTGACCACTAGGATAATCAATAGATACAACATAAGGCAAAGCTATCCCAGTTTGTTTGCCACCAGCCATATCTTCATAACCTTCTAAATCAAGGTCTACCTGCATTTCTAAAATAGTATGCCTATCATCGTAGTTATAAGTTCTGCTTTCGCCAGTCATCTCATCATACTTCTTGCGAATATCAGACTGATTATTTGCTGGCTCAGGTATATCTATGTCTCGGTAGAATCCAGCTACTTGCATCTTACGAACTTCGTTAGATGATTTGTGCATTACATGAGTTGCACGCTGACAAGTTTCTAAATCGCTTGCACCATAATTAACTACAACATCTTCTGCTGGTACAAAGATAGAAGCAGGTCTTTCTAAATTAGGGTCGTAATAAACTTTTCTAAATGCAGAACCTGCCAAGGGTAAAGAGAATAACATCTTCTCTGTTTCAGTTCGGTACTCCGACATCTCATGTGTCAAAAGATAATTAAGATAATCTTGGACTCGACCAGCTTGCTTTGTCTTTTCATCAGTAAGCTTTCCAACAATCTTTGTCCTTACTGGTCCTTGTGCTGGAAACATCTCTGCAATAGATTGCGATTGAAACCTAATAACTGCTTCACTCAACATCGGATGGAATACACCACAAGCTCCTGCCCAAGGTGTAG